CAGGATGTTCCCATTGTAATTCTTCAATGACTGCTAAACATTTAACAGCATCCATTTTTTTATGGACATAAATTTTTGCTTGTCCTTTTTTTCTTAATTCTTCTAAACCTGTAATAACAGTTGACGTTAAGTATGCATCATAATCACGTTTTAGTATCTGTTTCATATTCTAATAATCTTCCTGTGACCGAGTTGTATATTAGCTGACCACAAGTGCCAGTCTCTCCACTGAAACGATTTTTTAGAATACGAAGCGTTGTTAAATTAGATTTTTTTTCGCTTTGTTGGTTCCGTTCCAAACCTATTACAATATCAGACAACTGTCCAATTCCTGCTGATCCTCTTAATTGAGATAAAGAAGTATGTGCGCCTTCTTCATGGCCTTTATCGGCAGGTCGTTTTAAATGAGAAACTAATATTAAACCAATACCAGTTTCTTCAACCAAAGATCGAAGTCTAGTCATCGCATTATCTATGGCTCGGCGTTCATCACCACCTTCCAATCCAGATACTACAATGCTTATATGATCAAGTACAATGTAATCACACGCACATCCTTTTGCTAAGTATCTAATTCTATTTATTAAATTATCTGAATCTAAAGATCCAAAATGATCATAAAATAAAACATTTCCTTTACCTAAAACTTTATCAAAACTTGATTTTAATTTTATATCTTCAACTGAACTATCGATATGTAATGGTGTATCTAAATCAATTGATAATAAACCTAATGCAGTTTTTTTAACTGATTCTTCTAGAGCTATATAACCAACAGTTTTATTATGATTAACAATAAGATCATAAGCTATTTCTTTACATATTAAAGATTTACCAATTCCACTTCCAGCAGTTATAGTAACTAATTCGCCTCTTCTAAGTCCATGTGTTTTTAAATTTAATTTTTTAAAATGATAAGGAACAAACTCATTAAAATCTTTTTTAGATATTTCGTTATATAATGTACTGCCTTCTATAATTCCATCAGGTCTATATACTTGTGCATCGTATATAGAACTAATTAATTCTTGTACTTTATTTTGTAATAACATTTCATTTGCATCTTTAGCTTGCAAAGAAACTATTCTTGCTTGACCAGGTGAAAATAATTCAGCACATTTTTTTGCTGCTTCTTTTCCCGGTTGATCTTGATCAAAACAAATAACTACATCTTCGTAACCTTGTAAAAAATCTAAACTATTTTTAAAATCTTTTTCTGCACCAGCCGCACCATTTTTTATAGAAACTACTGGCCATTTATTTCCAAATACTTGTGATATTGTTAAACAGTCAATTTCACCTTCTGTAACGACAATTCGTTTGCCATTTCCCTTAAAAATTTTTTCTCCAAAAAGCTTACTGCTTTTCGTATCACCTTTCCATGTAAATGATTTATCTTTAAATCTAAATTTAGTAGCTGTACCATAATCCATTATATGACATGGTTTTCCTTCTACTGTTCCAACTTTATAATTAAACTTTTTACATGTTTCTTCTGTAATTTTTCTTACAGATAATTTTTTATATTCGCCTATGATAGTACCTGTTTGCATTATTGTTTCACCTCCTGTTTCAAAATATTTACAACCAAAACAATAAGCTGAATTATCATCGTATCTTGCTAAATTGTCTCTCGAATTACAATTAGGACAAGGTTCATGTTTTATGAAGTTTGCCATTTGCTTTATTCCATAAGTAATCTACAAACTCATTTCCACTATTGAACATCCAAATTGGTAATTCTTGTACTGAAGGTGTCATATCGTCTAAACACTTTTTTGCTTTTTCCCAATCACGTTCATATAAATGTTGTGATCCTGCATTTATTGATAAAGAACCTAAAATATAATTTTTATTATGTTGGTGTAATAATTGTAATAAAATATAAATTGAAATACATGTAAAATTAAATGCATCATAAGGCCAACCTAACCAAGCATCAGATGATCTCATTGTTGCTATACAATTTAAACGCCCATCTCTTAAAATAAATTGTAAACTACAAGTACACGGAATGTCTTTACTAATAGGAGGTTTTTCTCTCCAAATATTAATAACAGCTTGTCTTGAATAATCGTCTTTATTTAATGTATCTATTACATAAGATAATTGATCTACTACTTTAGGACCATAACTTCCAAAAAATCTAATTCCATCATCACTAAATTGTGAAATCATTTTTGAATATGGTGAAATAGTTTTAACTCTATTATCTCCTGATAATATCCATGCAGCTTCTGCGTATCTAAAAGATTCACCAATATTTCTTTCCCAAATACTTAAAAATGGAAAATTCATATCTATAGTTGTATGATAATTTAAAATTTCTTTAGTAATATGACCTCTTGGAAGTCTTACTAAATCTTGTTTTAAAATATTATTTAATAAACTTTGCCAAACTGCGTTTATGTTCATCTTTAAACTCCTGTATAAAATTTTCGACTGATTGAATTTCATAATCAAATATTTTAAATTCAGGACACAAATCAAAAATTACTTGATAATGGTCATAAACAGAATCAACACTAGAAAAGTCTTCAGTTTCTAATCTTCGTTGAAAATATTTCATGACTAAATGTTTTGGAGGTAAACAACCAATATATAAAGGTTTGTATTCCTCACAAATTCGTTTTACTTGAGATACATTGTATTGAGTTCCGCCTCTAAATATATTTCCATATATTAATTCAGATGGCCATAACCTATCGACAATTGCATTTTTATGTAGTCTTAATGAATCAATATGTGAATGATATAAATCTTTATATTTTTTTGTTATATCGCCTTCTTGATTTCTCCATACTAATTGACCACGATCTAAACTATTATGTACGTATTTAAACTTACCTTTAAATTCTTCGTACAAAGCTTTACCTAATGTTGTTTTGCCAGAACAATCAGGTCCTTCTAATACAATTATCATTTTATTATTTTGCTCTCTCCTATATTGTAGTTTTTTTGTACAAACGCTTTAACTTTATCCATTGACGTTTGTTGTTGATTATTAAAAAAAGGTAATTCAAGTTGCCCATCATTATTAACTCCACCTACGACACAAACTGAAATTGCTTCTGGATTACCGATACCAACTTTATTAATATCTCTTCCTTTTTCGATTGTACCATCAAGCTTGATTACAAAATGATAACCTATGCCTAATTTACCTGCTTCTAATTCTTGTTTATGAATATCATGTCTTGATATATGTTCATGCGGACCAGTTTTAGTCCTATGAATTTCTAATATTGTAGTTTTTTCCCTGTCTTTTAAACCTGGATTATTTTTTAGCATTGATCCACTCCTTTGGTACATTTTCATCTGCGTATAAAAATCCATGAGTTTCACACCACATGCCATATGTTGTCTTGGATCTCTTATTTAATTTTAATTTTGAATTACTAAATATAAATCTTATATCTAAATCTGGATGTTGTTTTTGTATTAACAAATGTTTTTGTCTATCCTTAGTACTAAACAATCCTTTTGCTTCTATTATAATTTTGTTTGGTAGGACAAAATCGGGCGTATAAATTGTGTTCTTAGATGGCTTAACATATTTAATTTTCAATTCTTCATATTGATAATTAACTTTAAGTTTATCTAATTGACTTGCAATTCGTACTTCAAAACCCGATCTAAATCCTAACTTCCTTGCTTTTTGTGTTGTTCTTGAATTAAAAGTCGTCCATGTCATTAGCAGAGCCTTCACTATCTGTTGTTATCTCTCCACTATGTTTGTAACCTTCTTCTGCTTTAAATCCGAAACCATCGGAATCTCCACCACCACCAGTTACTAACTCTATTATTTGAACTGCATTTAAGTACAAAGTTATACCATTATTTCCTGCTGCATTATAAGGCGCTGCAGTTGCTGATACTTTTACTTGTGATCCACCAAATACATTTACATTTTGCATTGGCTTACCGTCAGAATCAAATAAAGCTGGTTTATTTTTAGTTTTAAATCTAAAAATTATATTTCCAGTTTCTTTTTCGTTATCATCTGTTTCTTTAAAGTAAGGCATTTTGCCTTTTTTACTTTGAAAGTGTTTTCCGTAAAACTCTTTAATCTGTGCGGCTAAAGGTTTTGCGTCT